TTCATGTTTACATCTGTCCCTCTCCTCCGGTCCCCCTATGGGTGTTACCCCTATTTTTTGAAGGGGGGGTTATGTATTCTGTTCTGTCAATTTTTTAAAGTATCTATCAACCATCTTGTGTTCGTAATCTTTATCTATGCGTTTACTATCATTTGCAACTCGCTTATGACACTCTGCCTTGCTAACATCTATCTGAATCACTTCCGCATCTAGTCTCTTTGCTAATGCTTCACGCTCAAATTTATTTGGTAGTGTTGCCGCAATCCATACATGCTTGCAGTCTATCAATGCGTCTCTATCTTCTACTAGCCCATAGAGATACTCTCTTAGATTTAGTGCTAGGCTTGTGAGGTTGCTGTGATTACTTTCTCGTGGCTGACCCAATGCGTCTTTAATCTTATCTAAATCTATAATCAGATCTCCTGGTTCTTTATATTTGTTGATGTATGTGCTCTTGCCTGATGCTGGTGCGCCTGAAATGATGTGAACCTTTGTGAACTTCATTACACCATCATCGTAGTAATATCCGTTTGCGAGGATCTTATCAACTCTTTTATTTGCGTGTAGTTTATTTCTGTGCTCGGCAAAGTGACAATCTTTGCAAAGGCTCTTTAGGTTGTCAATGTTCAATGCGACTCTATAGTCCTTTATGTTGTCAGGCGTCAGCTCAATAACATGGTGCACCTCTTCAGCAGGGTGCATACAACCTGTGTTTTGACACATGCCACCATCTCTTATCAGTGCTGCTTCTCTAGCCTCCGCCCATGCTTTTGATTTGTAAAACGCCTTAGCCCATGCTTTTGCCATCTGTTCTCCATAACGCATAAGGCAGCCGTGCCCTTTGCCGACTGCCTTATGCGCATATAATTTCTTAAGAAAGGAGTGAATTATCATTTCCTCACACTGTCATATTAATATATATTTTTTCTCCCGGTGTGTCGCATTTGCTTTAAACAAGCTTTAAACCTTCTGCAACTTTGAGTATGAACTTTGACTTGTAATGTCCATATGTCGCTCGCTCTGCATCGGCAGGATAGCGATCTCCTCTGATGATGTTGTTCCATATCCCTTTTCTGTATTCTTCTGGAATCGTTTTTATAGCATCGTCAATCACTTTAATCTTGTCGATGTATATAGCTCTTCTCTGCGCCTTTATATAGACTTGATCTATTATATCTCCGCTCCGTGGCATCCCGTCAGGTGGTGCGGGTGATTCATCTAAAATATCCTGCGCGTTCTCTTTCATGCGAAAATAATCTCTTATCTGCCAGAGTGTTGTATGATATACAGCATTAGGCAAAATATATTTATTGTTTTTCTGTCTCTGATAATCTCTTTTCATATCGCGTCCTTTCTGTGCATGTTAAAATTCCTCGAATAAATCGAGTTGGTCATTTCGTATCGTCCTTTGAGATTCAGCCTTTACTTTCTTGCCTCTTGGCCAAACCTTATACTTTCTCGGTGTGTCTAATGCAATTTCGACATACTCTAAGTGCTCAACCTTTGTGAAAGGGTGTTCGTATCTTCTCACGCTATCTTGGTCGATGTAATATCCAGGCATTGGCTTAGGATCATCAAATAGCTCAGCGCCACTTACAAATTCCCTCTTCACTATCGGCTTAACCAAATTTCTTGAAGTTGAATATCTTCTCTTGTGTGCACTCTCTTCGGTTCTGAATGTCTTCTGCGTTTCTTTGATGAGATAGCTCGCAAGTTTGCAATAGTTTCCTGTCTTGTCAAGCGCAGACATCTTTATCCACCCTTTCGACCATAAGTCATTTACAGCCTTTACGTTTACTGTATTGATAACAAGGTGATGGTGTATCCTATGGTTTTCGTATTCAGTAACAGCAATATACTTTAGCTCAATGCCTTCTTTGCGTAAATCACGTCTCAACTTCTTCAAAAAGCATTCCAAGTCTTTTTTTGCCTGAGCATTGCCCGGTGCTGTATCGCCATAGGTTAATGTAAAATGACCGCTGCCATATCCAAAATTTGCAGCAAGCAATCTTCTAAGATTTCGCTCAGCGATTCTGTCATTATTCTTTTGTACTTTTTCAGAACTAGGATTAACTCTTTTCCCACGTCTGCCTCTATGGTTTCCTGTAGGCAATTTTATTATGTGATCTATCATGCGACCTGCTACACATGTTTCTCTTATGATTTTTTGCTCAGCCATAATTTCCTCGTCAGCGATTCCCTTTTATTAATACTCTTATCAAGCTCGAATGCGAGACTTTCACTCGCGATGTTTTTCTACATATATATATGTAGTTTTTTATAATGACATTTTGAACTTATCGCACATTGCTATAACTTGTATTGCTTCCATAGCCGCATTGACTGCATGTCTTCTTATTTTGTCGACCCTTTTCTTTTGAATATCTATGTTTTCGTCTCTTCTTAAATACATCCACCAAGAGTTCATTATCTTTTCTATTTCATCCGACTCTTCCGCAAGTTCCTCGGCTTCTTCGAGCAGCACTGCGAAACCTTCGTGGCTGCCGTGAAATAGTGGGAACTTTTTATTTGCGGATTCCAATTCTTCTCTTGCGAGCATTTCGATTTCGTTTCTCATTTCTATTTGTTCCTTTCGTGGTGCTTATAGCCCTAAAGGGAAGCCCTTGCTCCCCTTTAATCTTCATATATTATTTTCATCCCCAGCTGCAACGCTGTTAATCTTTCTACACACGCTCCTTTTGAGCCTTCCCAGTTTTTCAGCATATATATTGCCTTGCACATCTTTAGCAATCTTAGATCTATGTCCATCATTTCGTCATACGTCAGCTTTGCGCTTTGATATGCTGCTTCGAAACGCATAGGATTAACGACTCTTTCGTATTCTACTTCAAGCAATTTTTCAGCTTTGTCAAATGCAGCTTTTGCGTCTTCCTCCTTAAGCCCTGTGATTGGTCCAGAGATATAAATGCTATTACATTTCGTTTCCATCGTTATTTTTTTCTCCCAACTTTACATTTTTCATTCTTAAGAATCGTTCAAGCATGCCCACAAGTTCCTCTTCAGCTAACTTGTGTCCTGATGTTCCTATAATGTTTGTCATCTTAGGTTTCTTTCTGCTTGCATAAATCTTTTCGCCCTTTTGATATACGCTCCAGTTATCATCAATTGCTACTCTCATGATTGGCCTCCTTTAAAATATTGTTTTGCTTTTTGATTTTTAAATAACATCCGAAGCATACAGCGATTTCCTCTTCACCCATGTCTGTGTAAAATGCATTATTATGACTAAGTTTCTTCCCACATAGAGCGCATCGAATTCCCTCTTTCTTATCCCTCATTACTTGCCGCCTTTTCCCTTTTCGCTAATAAGCGTAAGTATAACCAGTGTTGCGCAAATCACTATTGTTATTTTTAGTGCCATGTCTATTCTCCTTTTATAATCTCTCAATCTGATTTGACATTATCTGCCTAAGTGCCGCTTTCATCTTGTCACCCTTTTCTTGATCCTCTGCAGCTACATCCTCAATAGATGCAAGGCAAGAATTAAACGATTCTTGTAATAGGTCCGATTTAACCTTGAATATAGCTAGTGCTTTATTCTCGCTATTTGCCAGTGCTGTTTGAAGCTTGTTAATAACGTTCTGCGATTCCTCGTATTTCTTTGTTATGTCAGCGAATGACTCACTCGCCTTTTTCTCGGCTTCCTTTTGAGCTTCTGCCTTTGCTTTGCTTATAGCTTCTTCAATCTTCTTTTCACTATTATTCTTTTCTGTTTTAAGCTTTTCCTTTGTCTTCTGAAGATTTGCCTCTGCAGTCTCTAGCTTCTTCTTTAGTTTTTCGATTTTCTCTTCAGCTTCAGGTGTACTTTGCGAGTTTTCCTCTTCAGCTTTTCTTTCAGATTCTCTTCTGGCTTCTTCGAGCTGCCTTTTTAGAATTTCTATCTCTTCCTCCAGGTTTGCCTGCTCTTCTTCCGTTGCTCTTGCTAATCCTTCTACCTTTTCCTTTTCGAGTTTTAGTCTCGAAATTTCTTCTTGCAATTCTCTGACTGACATGTCGCTGGCACCCTCTTTTATGACCTCCTCGGCCACATCTTCTGGTGCTGCCAAAAGCGCCCAAACCTTGGAAATTCCCAAATCCGTAAACGTTTGCGTTTTTGCAAAGATGCTATTTTCATCCTTGCATTTCTGTGACCAGCGCATCATATTTTCGGCTTTTCTTTTACTGAATGTCAGGTTGTCCTTGCACCACGATTCAAACTCACCATGTGCTAATCTGCCTTTTATTTCTATAAGCCTTTCTCCTGCCTCTGCAGCAAGTTGTAGTCCTATGTTGCCTATGGCTTCCATCTGTTGGTATATTGTGTTGACCTCTATTGTCAGCTGCTCTGTCTCTCGGTCTTGTATGCTTGTGATTTCTTTGTATTCTGTTTCTACTATGTTCATTATGATGCCTTCTTTCTCTTTCTTTTGTTTGAAGCAACTATATGCTCAAACCAATAATTACAAAACGATTCGATATCATCTGATACTACTGCATTTCGTTTTCCCCTTAGCTGCACTATTTTATTCAAGGCCTTGTTTAACTCAAGCGTCGCTATCGGCTCATCCGGTTCATTTATATTTCTTACTGTGAATATGTAGCAATTACCTGATATTAACTTTTGGCAATATGTTGCAACGCAGTGATGCATCTTTATTCCTTCTTCTTTAAGCTCTTCTATGCTTGCAATCGCTCTCACTACGAATGTTTCACTTGCAAATGTAAATTTCTTTACTTTCTCCAGGATCTTCTTGTATTCTTTTTCTTGTTGTATTGCTTGTCTGCGTTTTTTCTCGTCTCTCTTCTTGTTTATCTCATCTGTAAGTTTTTCATGAGACTCCTTAAGGTTTTTAGGATATAAATAATATTCCTCTAACGGGTATCCCAGTTCTTTTAGTTGTTTTAAATAATCTTTGTAGTCATATACAATTAATCGATTATTGTCGAGTTCCTTCTGCTTGGCTATATATTCACTTATCTTTATAGGATTTTCTTCTTTTGTAAATTCGCTTAGATAGTCGCTTACAGATAAAAACACTGAATTAAATGCGTCCATGTTTTTCTTTGATATCTTTGCTTGATATTTTTTCAAGAATTTATATATTCCTATATTGTCTGTACTCTTATATCCCCATTGGTTTAGCTTGCCGATTTCTGTCTTTGTGATGCCTAGCATCTTCTCCAAGCTATCCCCTCTCCAATTAACTTTGATATGATTTGCTTGATTATAGATGCGGTCTTTTATTATTCCCTCATATCCTAGTTTCTTGAGATATTCTGCTTGTGGATATTTGCTGTATACATATATAAGTTTCATCAGATGACTTTCATCGTATGCATCATAGATTTTTATATTTGCGTACTTGAGGAATCCATTAGACAAAGCATCTTGGACACTTGCATGCATTGAACATTGATATCTTCTTAATTCTGCAGGAATGAAAGTTCTTATTCCTTTTCCAGTATCTTTTCTAAATTGTTCCTTTGGACTTCTATTCCACCAATTTTGATACCAGGCTTCTTGCTTATCCCGAGAGAAATATAAAACTTCGTCTATGCTTATCTCCGCCTTTATATCTTCGATATGGTTCCAATCTTCTGAAACATATTTATAAAACACAGATGCCACCGCTATTCTAATGTCCTTATCTGTGTAAGTTGCAAATATTAGCGTTCTATCAACAATCATATTGCGTGTATGTGGCCATGTTGCTCTGCGTTTCCCACAGCAAGGACAGATTTCATAATCATCTGCACGATATCTATTTAAGTACTTATAATCTTTGTCACAGCTTAGGCAGTGTGCTTCTTTCTTAAACCTGTTGTAAATAATCGGGTAGTTTATTTCATCATTTAGGTATTGTTTTAGTTTGGTTGGCCACTTGATGCTATATGGCAATTTTTGTTTTTCTTTAACAAAGTCCATGACATCCTCCTTCAGAGTAACTCTGTGATGTCAATGACATTCGTCGTGTTCTTTGTTCTCTTGTCCTCTTCAGTGATTTCATAGTAAGCTTCAGCTTTTTCAAAACACTCTTTGTCTGATATATACGCACCGCTTCCTGCTGCACATTTTGTGGATTTGCTTCTTGCTTCTTTCCACATATCCTCACAAAAAGCCTTTAGCGATTTGTTTTCAGCTAAAAGCTTTGTTGCTACCGCATCGGTCTTGCAGATGTCAGTCAAGTGTTCCTCAATCATCTGCGAAAATGCATCTTTTATTGATAGTGCCTCTTCAGTGATCTTTGCAATTGCACTGTTAATAAGTTCTTTGTTCATTTCTCTTTCCTTTCTTGTCAATGTTGAAATTATATGTATTTAAACCCTTGTTCTCTTAATCTCTCTAATCTTTTGAGCTGCGAAATGCAGCTTTTCTCTTCGTTTAGCAACATGTTCCCCCTTTTAGGCTGATTGCTCCTATATTGCCTTTTAACCTCTTTCTCTAAAAAGGTGATTTTATTGCGCAGTCGCTTGACCTCTTCATCAATGATGATGGTTTTATTGACCGCATGCCATGTACACCTGAATGTTCCTGCATCATACGTATCACAGCTTTCGCAGCAGTGTACACAAACCGCTTCCCCTTTTAGCTTTGGACATTGTCTCGTTTCATGTGGATTTACTCTACCGCAAGCCGGGCAGCTGCTATTCTTCGTCTTCATTTTTTACATATTTTGTTGTCGCAGTAATTAACTTAGTCGCTACCTCAATCGGTTGATCGTTTTCATAGATTTTTATCATTTTTATTTCCTTTTTGATTTTCTTGTTATAAAATATCTGTGATATCATTAATATGACTGGAGATTAATTATGAAAAAAATCAAAATTTCATATAAGCTTACCGAATCGAATGTTTCCACACTTCTTTTTACTCTCGATCTCATGCTTAACATTTATTTTGATAATGTTGACTATGAAGTTGAAGAATATTATTTAGATTGTGCTGAGAACGCAATTCATTTGCTTAAGAAAAATGCTAAGAAAATTCCGTTTGAAGAATTTGAAGCTATGGTTATATCTATCTGTCTTGCTAAACAAATCATTAATAACTCTCGTACATATGAATTCATTGATGAGGAAACCTATGATTTTGCATCTCATATTTTTGATATCAATAGTCTCTATGACCAATTTAAGCCTTATTTTGAATACATTGACTTTGAGCTTTTGGAATCATAGATAATGTTTATACTTAAATTATTTTTTATTGCCTTTTTTGAAATCTTAGCCTTTCTCCTTTCTTTCCGCATCAATCGTCTGATCTTTCTAATTGTCTTTGGTTCGATGTGTATTAAATTGATTTCTTGCATTGCTAAGTATCCTATCTGCATATTCTCGCCCTTCCACGGTGTTTCCCGAATTGTACGCACTTAATGCATCTTTATAATTGCCGTATTTGTTTAGTAGCTCTGATAGTATGTCGCAACCTACTGTGATGTTTTGTTCGGGATCATATAGGCTAGTTACTCCGAGCCTCTTCATTCTTTCCTTGTGCCAATGCTCCTGAATCTGCATGAGTCCAACACTTTGTCCATTATCACCTTCAGCTGATGCAACCCATCCGCTCTCCTCTTCAATGAGTGCCTTTATAATCCTCGAATCTAATCCATACCTTTTGGCCATCTTGTCTATGTGATTGTTTGTTTCAAGTCGTGATACTGGTACCGGATCGGGCAAAGGCTTTGTATAGACTTCCGGATTGTCTATTGCTGTTGCTATTGCATTAAGTCCAAGCACTATCATTATTCCTGCAATAGCTGTCATTATCTTTTTTATTCGCATATCTTTATCCCTCTTTTCGAACGTTGCTATTGCAACTATCATGTTGTGCCAATAGTTTTCCTTCAAAGTCCCAGTATTGATATAAGTATCTCAATGGGTCTTTGGGTGTTCCTGCACCTA